CGCTCCATTCATTAAATACGATGGTTCGCTTGATTGGGAATCATTAGAGGCATGGGCGAAGACCCATAGAGGAGTAATCGTTGATCGCTACAAGGAGGATGACAATGATTAAATACATAACTCATCGTAAAGGCTTTGGAGGCATCCTAGTCAAAAGACAATGGGCTTTAAAGCTAGATATCCTGCTATGCAAGATCAGCAAAAAATGTTGGATTTGTGGCGATAAAATTCTCTACAATTCACGAAGGCAGATGTGCCAATGTTGTGAGGAGGAATCATTCGGAGACTAGTTTTACGAAGCGAAGATTAAGCAATTGACAGTTAGTACAAATGAGCCATATATAACAGTATGGCTCATTTTTATGATTGCTCTGACCCTAAATCTCCTGAGCTTAAAGAGGAGATTACCACACCTAAGGGAGCTAAGTCTTATGGGGCGAAATGCTTCCCTTCAGTTACTACAATAATATCCTCAACAATTCGTGATCCATTCCTGGATGTAATCCATAAACCGAGAAGTCTTGTTAAGTATGCTCGGATGGAGGAACACGACAACTTAGATTGGCGAGGCTTGGAAAAGCTCTGCTATGGTCTTCGTGAATGCCCAGAAACAGGCCAAATGATTTACAGTTCTGAGTTTGGTACAAGGGTTCATGCTTGTGCTGAGAAGTTACTCAATGCCCACAAGTTTGGCGATGAGTATGAAGAGGATGAATACTATGATCCATTCGCTCAACCATTCTTAGATTGGGTGCAGGAAAAAGAGCATAAGATTATCGCCACAGAATATATGATTTCTGACTCCAGGATTAAGACTTGTGGGTCAGTTGATGTAATCTTACGAAGCTCAGAAGATAATGAATTATTTTTAGCTGATTACAAGTGCCGCAAATCTAGGCAGTTCTACGACAAAGACCTTTGGCAATTGGCCATTGAGTCAGAGATGCTTAGACGAAAGGGATTAGACTATCAGCCGAAGTGCATATCAGTATGCATTGATATCACTACTAAAAAACACCACCACAAAGTGTGGAGTGAAGACCAAGTTAAGGAAGCGATTGAGATCATGAAACTCATCAGCCGACTTTATTGGAAAATAAGAATGTAACTAAACCAAAACTATATGAATCATGTGGATACTACCAAAACAATTACACACCTTAGCCTCTGTACAGGTTATGAAGGAATCGGACTCGGACTCAGAAGAGTTCTGCCAGATGTCAGAGAAATCGCTTATGTGGAGATCGAAGCCTTCGCTATTGCGAACTTGGCGAACAAGATTGAAAAAGGGTGGCTTGACGAAGCTCCTATTTACACGAACCTTAAAACCTTCCCATACAGAAAGTTTCGAGGACGAGTGGACATCCTCTCTGGAGGATTTCCATGCCAACCATTCTCTTCTGCTGGAAAACAAAAAGCTACTGAAGATGAAAGGCATCTGTTCCCATACATCGCAGAAGGAATCAGAGAGTGCCAACCTAGAATTATTCTCCTCGAAAATGTTGAAGGAATCATCAGCAGCAAAACCCACGAAGGAGAATCAGTTCTCCAATATGTCCTCAGAACATTGGAAGAAATGGGTTACAGGGCAGAGGCAGGAGTATTCTCAGCGAGTGAAGTCGGAGCGCCTCATCAGAGAAAGAGAGTCTTCATCCTTGGCATATCCAACTCCGAGATCGAGCGATGCAGAGGGTGGAACAGTTCATGCGAAGATGGGCAAGTCGGGATTCTATCGGGAGAACAAGCAAGGAGTGAAGTGGAGTGTCAAACTGAAGGATGCAGTCGAGACGATGGAGAATTGGTCTACACCGAGAGCGAGTGCGACCGACTCAACAAGGCCGAATCGCAAGGGTGGGATACCACTAGCACAACAAGTGAAGGAAGACTTTCCGACACCGAGTGCCAACGAGGAGAAGTACAGGCTACAGGGCAACACTCAAGCGAGCAAATGCTTGGAGGCTTTGGCGAGAACTGGCCAGCTAGACCAAACGAAGAGCAGTACGAATGGGAAGAACCAAGAGTTGTTAAGACTGAACCCAGACTGGGTGGAGCAACTCATGGGCTTGCCAACAGGGTGGACAGACTCAGACTACTCGGAAATGGAGTAGTGCCTGCTACTGCCGCCAAGGCTTTCACAACATTAACCAAAAAAATCATTGAATAAATATGAAATCAAATACCGACATTTTGATATGCCAAAAGACTACATGGGCAAGACTCGCAAATGGGCGAGGGATGAGAAGCAAGCGATTGGTTTCTTGTGTACTAGCAGACCTACTAAAGATGGTTACTGTACTACTAAGAAAGGTGCGAAACTTAAAATCATCTCAGTAGAATGTATATCTCAGCCAACAAAATAAAAGAGTTCAGAGAGAGGCATGATCCAGGAATCTGTCCTATACTTCAAAAACCAATGAAGAAGACTGTGGTTGACCACGACCACAGGACAGGAGAGATTCGTGGGGTTATTGATTTCAATGCCAACAATCTATTGGGAGTGATAGAAAGAAAGTTTTTTTCATACTGTTCTGGCAAGGCTGAAGACCTACCAAATGTATTGAGAAACATAGCTGACTTCCTTGAGCGCCCAAGAAGTGGGTACTTACATCCGGTAGGACTTAATCAATTAATAGCTAAATTTAAGGGCCAACCAAAAGAAAAACAAATTAATTTACTAAATTCGTTTTACTTTGTTGACACTAATGAAATAACTCTTTGCAATAACCAACAAGATAGGGTTAAACTTTATCGCACACTACTTAAAAAATTTTATGAAACAAAAGTTACTAAACATCGTGTCGGAGTTCAATGCTCCAAAGACACAGTTCAATAAGTTCGGAAACTATTATTACCGAACCCACGAGGATCAGAACAATGCTCTGAAACCTCTTCTAAAAAAATACAACTGCACACTTATAATCTCTGATGAGATACATGAGTTAGGTGGTATATTATTCTGCGAAGCTACTGTTGCCTTGTACTGTACTGATACTAATAAATTAATCGGTGCATCAAAAGCTCAAGCTGGTATTGATCCAAAGAAAAAAGGAATGGATATCAGTATGACATTTGGGGCGGCATCATCCTATGCTCGTAAGTATGCAGTCAATGCACTCTTCCTCTGTGATGATACAAAGGATGCTGATGCTTCTCATGACTTCAAAGATAAGAAGCCTGTGACTAAACAATCACCACTTGAAACAGAAGACGAAGAATGGATTTAGCACGAGCTTGTGAGAAACTAATCAAGCCAAAGGAGGCTTGTGAAATACTAGGGGTCAATATGACTTCTTTAAGGAGCTATGTGAAAGCAAAAAAGTTCCCAACCTATCAACTATCACAAAGATGCTTTCGTTTCAGAAAGTCAGAGATAGAAGATTTTATTCAATCAAACATTAAATAAATTGTTATATATAACAGAAAACCACAAAATTATAATCATGGCAGAAAAATACGATAATACTAATGGAGGAGCATTGTTCCCCAACGACAAGAAAGAAAAAGAGTCTCACCCAGACTTTCGAGGAAACATCGATATCGAGGGTAAAGAGTTCTGGATCAAGGGATGGAAGAAAACATCTAAGTCTGGAATGAAGTTTCTTTCTTTGGCAGTTACTGCAAAGGATGCACCAAAGGCTGACGATAAAACTGAAGAAGACCCATTCTAAGAATGAAGGTAACACCAAAACCATCTGTGCAGGCAGACGATCCTAAATACTACGATAAGGATTGGTATGATGAGTTCAGAGAGGAGGTAGTCGAAAGGCTTTTAGCAGTTACTGCTAAGAAGAATAATGACTACACCACCGGAACTACTAACACTAATCCATTCGCTAATTTTGACAGATCGGAAGACTTCGGTGTGCAACCTCTTGTAGGTCTGTGCATTAGGATGCAAGACAAGTTCCAACGAGCGATGACATTTGCGAAGGATGGTAAACTTGAGGTTACAGAAGGTAATGACCAGGTTGAAGATATATTCTTTGACATCATGGGTTATTGTCTACTTGCTCAAGGCATGCTCGAAAGAGATAAAGAACTCAAGCGAACTGCTTTTTAACTATTATCTCACCCCTAACACAGCTAGGTTCGTAAGATGCGAGCCTAGCTTTTTTATCTAACTATGAAATCAACCACTAAAATTATGTACGAAATTAAAGAAGCTATCGAGGTAGCAAATGACACACAAAAAAAACTAAGCCAACGAGGCTTACCGGAATCAGATAAGATTCTTATTAAATTCTTAGGACAAGTTCTAACTTCACTACAAACTAAAGTTGCTGAATTAGATAATGCAAGTACCACACAATAGAGATGCAGAGGAGTCCTTGCTCTCTTGTTGCATCAAGGGTGGAGAAGACTTAGTATTTGAGAGAGTTCAAAGCTCTCTCATTGCTGAGGACTTTCACTACGAAGAGCATCAGCAGATATGGGAATGCCTCAATGAACTGTCGGCATCTGGTACACCTATAGATATAGTTACAGTTACTGAGTCAGCCAAGGCAAAGAACGATGAATTGATTCACACCATCATCAATCTTGATTCCCTCGAAAGAGGTACATTGGTACTGCCAGAATATGTAAAAATAATCTTAGATAAATCTAAGCTACGAACTCTAAAGAGACAGTATACTTTGGCCCTTGAGAAGATTGAATCAAATGAGACAGCAGATGACATCATTGAATCAGTCAACGAAGAGATAGATAAGATACAACCTCAAGAGAAGGACACTACTCACATCAAACATTCTCTAGATATAATCAGAGATGAATATGATAAGATGGCTAGTGGTGACTACAAGTATGAGTATGTTAAGACTCACTTGAATCACTTAGACGATAAGATTAAGCTAGAATTAGGTTGTGTATTTACTATTGCCGCCCCAACAAGTGTGGGTAAATCTGCACTTTCATTAAATATCGCACTCCGATCAGCCTCAAGAGATAAATTTCCTACCCTCATATTTAGCCTTGAGATGCCTCAGAAGCAGATTACTAAGAGAATGATAGGCACACTATCCAATCTTGATTTGAAACGAACTGAGGAGCTTGTGGAGACCCCTGAGAACCGAGCTAAGATAGACGATGCTATGGAGAAACTCGATAACATTCCTCTGTACACAATTCATGCAGTTAAAAGTATTAATACTTTGGCTTCTGATGTTCGCAGATACAAAAAAGAAAAGGGTATAAAGTTAGTGGTCATAGACTACCTGCAATTGATTCCCTTTAATTCCAATAAGATGGGCAAGGCTGATGGGATCGCACAGATATCTCAGAAGGTTAAGCAGATAGCATTGGAGAATGATATAGCAATCATACTCTTATCTCAGCTTAATCGTGAGGGAGCTAGATCGGATCGCCCTGACTTGTATCATTTAAAGGATAGTGGTTCTATTGAGAACGATGCTGACATCGTACTTATCATGAACTGTAAAGACAATGACCCAGAGTCTGCCAAAACATCAGATTCATATGGGCCTTATATGCACATTAACTACTTGATAGCTAAGAATCGTGAAGGCGAGCGAGGCTTGAGAGATAACTTCAAATTCTACTTCAAGGAGGGTAGATTCTTCTAATATGAAAGATATTACAAACACAGGCTCATACGAGCAAAGACAAAAGATAAGCAAGGATGAAATGTCCGAAACCTTATTCGAGAACTATTGTGAAACTCAAGGTATAAAAATACACCATACTGGTTTTGATTCAGTCATGAATCCGGTTAAGGAGTTTTGGAAGGTTCACCCAACCATTCGAGCATTACCGGATTATCTTGTGGAAACAGATAATGGTTTATCTTGGTGTCAAGTCAAAGGCAGCAACAAACTGAAGCTACATGACTTTGTTGAATACAGTACATTCGCCAATCTGTTCTCACATCAATGTGACTTCTATGTTGTCTTTGTGTTCAAGGATGGTAAGCCTATATTCAGAACCATGAAAGATATCGCCAACTCTATTGTCGGACAAGAGATCGGACAATGGCATGATGGTGTTAAATATATTACAGTACCTTTATGACAGACCCAGAAACACTCAGAAGTAATACAGTCGAAAGACTGAACACACGAATCGATATGATTCGAGAAGAGTCACGAACTCTCTCCCACCGGATCGCTATACTTGAAGAGCGAAGAAAAGAGCTACAAGAAAATAAAAGACACTTTAAGAATTTACTCCTTGAAATAGAGGGTAAAGTTGATACATAGTGTATAATCATACTGAGGGGAGTGCAAGCAGTAATGCCCACAAGGATTTATCATATGATCCTAGTTAATCCCTCTGTGTGTGGTAAGCCTCATCTAGTTTTCTAGGTGAGGTTTTTTCTTACCTCAAATCATTGATGATTGGATTAGGAGCTAATTGCTCAAATGGATCAGGTAATCCGAATAAGAACTCACCCTCTTGCTTTGCTCGTCTCTCTACATACTTTCTTTGCTTGGCCCTAACTTCAGGGATTCTGTAGTAAAGTACATCCTTCAATGGTAAATTCTTGGCGATACCTGATTCAATAATACCTTCACCTTGTGCTACTGCACTCATCTCATTGAGAACTCCGATACCTCTTGCTAGTGGTACTGGTAGTGTGAAGTCTAGCATTGCTTGCCCAAGACCTTCTTTTCTTAATTGGAAGAATAAGAATTTATTAATACCAAATACACGAACTGCACCATTGAATGCATAGTCAGGTAAGTATCCTGGTCTACCTGTTAACCAATCCTTTAGGGCATCAACAGGAATACCAATAGCAATAAAGAAGCCGATAAGTTTTGTGAGCCTTAGTGCCGCATCTGCTCTCTCTCTTTTTGTTCGACCATTACCAAACAGATCATTGAGTGCAATGTTTCTAGTTGAGTTAATCTGCACCAACATAAATGATTTCATAGTAATCAAACCTCTTAGATTTGGATTCTCGGAAATCTTTGGTGGTAACCTCAATATGTTCATCGGTTGATTCTCAAATAATTTTACAATAAGAACATTCTTAATTAAATCATTTTCAAACTGACTTCTTTGGTTAGGGTTTTTCTTAACTGCTTGTAAAAACTTTTGTATGTCTTGTTGTTGTACTTGAGAGTCAGTTGATGCTAAGAATATATTTAATTCTTTGAGCGCCTTCTTTGCTTCTACCAATCTCTTACCTCGGACATTTTTCTTAATTGTTCCATCAGGGTTTATATCATTAGATATCTTGGAGTACCTTTTATAATTAGCATCCATTGTGGTCTCCTTCATGAACTGATCCATCTTGGTAAATCCTGTGATCTTCAATCCAGTCTTGATGATATCAGAAAAGAAGTCTGAATCATTTTCGTAGGCATCCATGATGCGATTGATATCAAATAACTCTCTGACATCTGCTATGCCTTTACCTGTAGCAACATTAGCCGCTGACTTCAATGTTTCAAAGAAACCATTGTCGTACATAGTAAATGGTAAGTCATATAACTGAGATAGTGTTGATGTAAATTCAATCAGAAGTGTACCATAACTGAACTGTCTGAACCATGAGAATAATCCAAACTCTTTACCACCTCTTGCCATGAGCATTCTGGTAATCTCTGGTAATGTTTGGTATAGTTTCTCTTGATTAACTGTGTCAGCAAACTCAGGACTATTGACTAAGTTCTGTACAGTTTGGGCCATCTTGCTTCGTGGATCATACTGATATATTGTCTGACCATTTACCACTCTTGTGTCAGGTTGCATTCTACCAATGAACTTAGTTGTCTCAATCAAACTGACCATTGATGTAAAGTATCTACTCAATGCTTTTGTTGGTGAGTCATAGAACTCTAAATCTTCTTCAGGGATGATCTCTAGTTTTCTTGTCTTAGTAAACTTAGGCTTAGCTGCCTTTGGATCAAAGCCTCTACCAGAAAGCTCCTTCTCAATAAACAAAGCCTCTTCAACAGAACCCTTCTCCATAGCCGGTAATGGTTTTGCTACCTCTTCATCCTTCACAAAGCTATTACCAATTGAATCAACTTCTGCTTGGGCTTCTTTTCTAGTAGGATATAAGTTACCAGGATTCGGTATGTTCGTTTCAGCATCATAGGTAAATACTCTGAATGCTTTAACTGTATTCTCTTTTCTCTTTTGATTCTCAGCCTTGATAGAATCTTGGAAAGTCTTTTCATCAAGCCCATACTTCTCACGAAGTTCTTTGTATTTCTTTGGGGATAAATATCTAGGCCAATAGTTTTCTACAAATCCAATCTCACCAACATAGGTCATAACCTCATGTCTGATTTGCTTGAGTGCTTGGGTAATAGCTAAGTAGTCATTGAACATACCATACTTATCTAATAATGCATCTCGCTTGCTATATAAGTCTTGTGCTTGCTCATCTGTAAACTGACTGCCTTCATTGTCAAACTTACTAAATGATATCAACTGAGTAAGTAACTGCTTGTCACCCTTGTCTGTGATACCCTTGAATTTATTAGCAAAACTTTCAGCCAATCTATGTAATTGGTGGACTCTCTGATCCTTGCCTCTTACATAATCTGTAAATACTTTCTCTAAACTAGCATGAATGTTTCTAAGTGTTTGTCCTGCCGGAACAAGATATGCTTCTGCGAATGTCATCTTACCATCCTTCTTAGGAAGAATCAATGGCTTTAGGATGGGTTTCTTTTCTGTTTTGATTGGGTCTTCTGTGAAGTTCTCAACATTAATTACAGGCTCACCTGTTACTGGAGAGATTACCTTCTTAGCCGCTAAAACAGTTTTCTGATCAACAGGTCTGGCTTGTGGATCAATCTTAGCTAGTATGTTTGCTACATCTACAATTAATGCAACACCTTGTGGATCACTAGTATTTTTAAATGCTCTTGTAACGAAACCCTGTATGGATTGGATTAGTCTCTTGACTCTCATCCAAGCCTTACCTTGCTTCATGGTAGTCATTTGCTCTGATATACCACCATATGAAAAATTCTGTACCGCAGCCCTAAAGTATTCTCCACCTGCCTCATAGTCAGACATAGGTTCACCATAGTTATATACTTGCTCAATGAGATATCTCTGTGACTTGGTAAGTGATTTTCCTAAGGCTTTAGCATCAAGCCCTCTGTTATGGGCTATAGAATGAATAATCTCCTCCCTGATTACCATACTAATACCTTCTTCAGAGAATGTTTTAGTATTAAGGTTTGTGAGATTAACAACTATGGTGTGAAAAAATGGGTCATAGTAAGCAGCTTCATCTCGGTCTTGAGGGCCATACCCATCAATGTCCATGTACACTTTGAGTTTCTTCTCAAATTGAACTACATCTCCATTCTCTTTCTTTTCAGGTCTATTTAACTCAGGAGAGTTTAATATATCACCAAACTTATCGGTAATATATTTCTTAGTAGCTTGTGCTTCAATCTCTAGCTCAACTTGAGCAGGTGACTTAGGTTGTCGAGCGCCTAATATTTTTCTACCTTGTTTGTCTACACCAAATGTTCTTACTTCTCCTTCAGCAGGTTTGAGTGCTTGTGCTACATTTGTTTTTTCTCCATACTTTCGAGTAGGTTGTGCTGACCTGTAAAGGTCTTTGATTTGATCATATAACTGAAAAGGCTTATCAAAATAACCTAGTCCCTTACCTTTAATTAAGTATTCATATGCTGAGTGTTCAGGGACTTTGGCTTCCTTGGCACTTATAGAACCATCCTTTGGTTGGCCTTTTTTAAATTCTACTGCACTTACTACTGTGCCTGCTTCCAGCCCATTGAATCTTGGGTCAGCAAACAAGTCTATCATATCTACTATATTAGGAAATCCTTCATTTACATATTCAATCTTACCGATCTTCTGACCAGTCATTTCTCCTTTTACATTCTCGGAAGTTTTAAAGAAACTCTGACCTCGGACATCAAACCGACTATCTCCTAATCGTTTTTGAAAATTATCTAGTGATGTGAACTCACCACCTAATGCTATAGAAGGCCCTTCATTAGCACTTGAGTTAATCAAACTATTCCTTAACTCATTAGCCACTTCTAGGAATCTTTTCTCTGTAAGTCTTCCTTTCTTTATAGCATTTCTTACCTCAGCTACATAAGCTTTTAAGAATGTTTTATTTCCTCTTAAATTGTCTTTGGGGAATAGTGTAACAAATCCAACACCTTTACTAGATAGGTTTACTTTATTATTTAAAGATGTCCATATACCTTTAGCATCAACTGCCCAACCAATGTCATTATCCTTATTTACTTTTGTGTTAGGATAATCAGGGCCACCTTGTAATGATATATTTAAATTACCATCAAGACCCTTGTATGTACCAACTCTAGTTTGGTCAGCGAATAAAAAGAATATCCTCTGCCCCTTAAAGTCTTTCAGTTTAATTGTTGGTACACCCTTAGGTTTTCTGGCACTTAATCTTAAATCAGTTGGTTCTGTTATTTGATCTGCATCAACTAATGAGTCCAATGTTACACCTTGTTGTGCCTCTTCTTGGTTCTCTATTTGTTCTAGAGAAATCTCTTCATCATCAGTAGCCATGACTGCCTCTTGTAGGGCTTCGTATGTACTCTCAGCTACCTTCTCAATTAATACAGAAGAACCACTAACAGATACATCTAATGGTGTTACCTTGAATCCTTCTCCAAGTACACCCTGTATGTAATCAACTAATTCTTTTTGTTTAAAATTCTTTTGGTAAGTTTTATCGCCACTTATATATCCGACTTCCCCAAAGGATTCTGTCTTCAATTCAGGTTTATTTTTGTAGTAAGAATCAACATCACTACGAGCAGTAATAACTGCTTTACCATTTTTCTTTAGTACACGACCAATGTCTTTGACTACTTCATTTCTGACTTGTTGTCCTGGTATAACATTGAGAACACTAAGACTTGTTACGAAGTCATATGAGTTACTTGGAATCTGACTAGGGTCAGTATAAGTTGGTTGGAATCCTCCTTGTGGATTTGGCTCAAATGACTCAGCACCCATCAAGGCAGCACCCTCTCCTAAGCCTGCTCCAAAATCTAATACTCTGCCTTCTTCCGGCATATACTTTGACTCATTAATTAAACCATAGGTTTTAATTGTATTAGACCTTTGTGTCTTCTCATGAGCTATGTCTGACTGTTTTACTTGAGCTTGTTGTGCTTGCTCTTTAAACCTTCTGGCACTAAGTCTTAGATTGGTCTGTTCACCCTGCAAAGAGTTTAGTGCTTGACTACCCCTTTGTATTATTTCCTGTAACTCAAATTCGGTTACTTCAGATATATTGCCTGCTTGAGATGGGTCACGACTAATTCTTCTACCTATCTCTGCTTTAAATTCATTAGATAGTTCCGGTAATAAATTTTCTTTGTTAGCCCTATCTAACAAAATCGCTAATTTTACATTTCCTGATGGTGTATCAGGTAACTTTTGCATCTTGTCTCTAAGGAAATCTAAGTCTTTAAAAGTGCCATCCCTGTAACCTTCAATTGCATAGTTTACTTGTCTCCTGAAATCTTCTATTTCAAAAGAAAAAAGTTTATCTTGGGCTTCGCCCATCTTCTCTAAAAACTCAACAGTTTCTTCTTCTTCTGTCTGATTATCAAACTCTGTTTCTATTCTAAATACTTCAGAGTCTACTTTATTGCCATAGGCTTCAAGTTCTTTGTCAGATAGATTTCGTAAACTAGAATCAATGATAGGAGTTCTTTCATTATTTAATGGAACTCCTTTTCTAGCACTAAGTTTTAAATTTTCAGGGTCAATAGGACTACCATCATCTACAGGTTTGCCTTTAGGTTCTTGTATACCTACAGGTTCTTTGACCATAGGGCTACCATCATCTATAACTCTACCTTCAATATCTTCTATACCTGTGGACTCTTTTACTTCTACAGTTTCTTCTGCAACCTCTTCTACAGGGGCAGTCTCTTGTGTTTGTACTTCACCGGTATATATTCTACCTGAGTCAGGAACATACATACCCTTGTATGTATTATTGAAATAATCTAAAGCTTCTTCTTCGGTGTTAGCC